TAAAAATAGTGTAATAGAGAAAGGTTTAATGGTTGAAATGGAAGGCATTGATTTAATATCAGATATAATAGGAGAGCAATACGAGAAGAACGATGAATATTTTGAGAATGAATTTATGCAAGGTGCGCCAGACATACTAACAAATAAAATTGTAAGAGATGTTAAAAGCTCGTGGGATTTATTTACATTCCCTATGTTTGAAACTGAAATACCCAACGATGACTACGATTGGCAATTACAAGGTTATATGATACTAACAGGTGTAGATAAAGCATCATTAGATTATGTATTAATAAACACACCTAAAAGCCTTGTTGCATTGGATTTGAAGAAGTTATATTACCAAAGCGGAGGAACGGCTGAAAATTGGACACCAGAAAACTATGAGTTGCTAAATGCTAACTATACCTTTGATGATATTCCTAAAGAAAAAAGGCTAAAATCATTTGCTGTTGATTTAGATACGTCTTTAGAGAAAAAGATACAAGAGAGAGTATTATTATGCAGAGAATATATAAACACGCTGATATGAAAACGGAACTTATAAGCTCAGTTAAAGGAGGAAAACTACAGCCAACAGTAACAAAACAACTATTGCATATCCTAAATGGATTAGAGGGTAAAAAGGTTGTCATAACTATTGAAAAGCTAACAGCAAAGCGTAGTTTACAGCAAAATAAATATTTACACCTCTTATTTTCTATATTCACAGAGTCGCTTAATGAACTTGGCAACAACTTTACAACAAAAGAGGTTAAAGAGTTATGTAAGGCAAAATTTGCACTTGTAGACGTTGCAAATGAACAAACAGGGGAAATTTTAGGACAAAGGATAAAAGCAACAAGTGAGATGAACAAAGAAGAACTTGGCATTTTTATAGACAAGGTAATACAATGGGCGAGTGAATTTAATATTAAACTACCACTTGCAGGAGAACAATTATTAATTGAATAAATATTTGCACATTAAACAATAAACAATATATTTGCAAACTAATAACTAAAAACAAAAACGCTATGAAAACAGAAAAACAAAACACAGACGAAGGTAAAGATACCTTAGTTAAAGCAGTAATCAGAGTAATGCAAGAAGTTAAGGGAATGGAGAAAAACTCACGAGTAGGCTCAGGAAACTCAGCATACAACGGAACGAAAGACCAAGACGTAAAAGAAGTTTTTAACGAGGCTTTAGCAAGAAATGGATTGACAATATTTACAATAGATATTGAAGAGTTTACCCAAGTAGATAGATGGGAAGAGATAGATAACTACTCTAAACAGATGAAAACAAAACAGTCTATTTTTACCAAGATTAAAGGTACGTATGAGTTGTGCCACGTTAACGGAGAGTCTAAAATACTAAAAGCTATAGGACACGGAATAGATAATCAAGATAAAGGCGCAGGAAAAGCTATGACATACGCACTAAAGAATTGTTTATTGTACACATTCTTAACTCCCGTAGGTAAGATTGATGACACAGAAACTACTCACTCAAACGATATAGCCACACCTGCAACACAACCTACAGTTAAAGTTAAACCAACGCTAACGGGAGATAAGATTGATAAAGTTAATGAAGCCTTAACAAATGGATCAATGACAATCGAAAAATTAGAAGAGCTTTATATTATACCAACACAAGTAAAAGAATTATTAATAACTAAATAAAATAAAAAAATGGAAATCACAGGAATCATACACAAAGTGTATAACACAAGACAAGTATCAGACAAATTCAAATTAAGAGAGTTTGTTATTAAGACAGAAGAAACATATCCTCAGTCAATTTTACTGCAACTAACGCAAGATAAATGCTCTTTGTTAGATAAATACAAAGAAGGTAGTAGCGTTAAAGCTCACATTAATATTAGAGGAAAGGAATACAAAACTAAAGAGGGAGAGATTAAATTCTTTAATAGTATTGAGGCGTGGAGAATAGAAGATAGTAATGGTTCTACATCAACTGAAAGTAATTCAGTTATAGCAGATGACGGAAATTTACCATTCTAAAAATTAACAAGAGGCAGGTGTTTAGTAGTGTTTCCCTGCCTCTTCCCTTCGGGGTTAATAACACTACATACTAATAAAAAACAAAACACTATGAATATATTAGACCAAATATCTATCCTATACAAACAAGGGTTAGCACCAATGGTGATAGCACAAAAGATGAAATTAGCAAAATCATCTGTTGATGATTGTATACTTATCATATCAAAAGAATACGAAAAAAGCACACAAGACAGAATAAATCAAGCCAAATACTTAGAAGCAAAAGCATATTCTATGGCTGAAAAAGATGCTATCAATGGCATAAAAAGAAAAGAAACTGACGAGGCTATTTTTATAGCTGCTACATATTGTGCATAATCATTACGACACGTAAGTTTTAACGAACTAAAAAATTAAGTAACGTGTTAAGAACGGTGGCGAAAGCGAAGGTTTCTCTGATGAAAGAGGAAGCCGTTTATTTTTAAAATAAATGTATTTTGTATTGATATATTTATTATATTTACATCTGTTCTTTAGATTATATAAAGTCAATGTTCGAGATTGATGGTTAGAAATAGTAGCAACGCTAAACACAATGCTACATATAACAAGCCCCTCTTTATTTGTGCTCGAACCACATTTGAAGAGGGGTTTTTGTTTTATAAAAAAATGAATAAATTACTAGAAGAAGAAAACGCTATAATGAAAGTTTTAGCTGAAAAACACAAAGAGGTCTATTTTGAACTTTTTGGAACTTTAATTTTAGAAGGTATGGATATTAGAACTGCTATTTGGCATTGTTGGAACAAATTAGAATGTGGAGGTAAAAATGGATAAAGATTCGTATTGGTTTAGACACGATGCAACGTCAGGTAGAGGTTTAAGAATGAGAAAAATGGCTCATATTTATGGGCATTGGGGTAAAGGTGTTTATTGGGATGTAATTGAAATATTACGCGACCAAAGTAATTATTGTTTTGATAATGACGATTCCAGTTTACAAATGTTAGCAGATTTAATTGGATGTAAAGATGACACTAAATTTATATCGTGGTTTAGAGATTGTATTCGTTTTGAGTTGTTTGAACTTAAAGAAAGCAAGTTTTTTAGTGCTGTTTTATGTAAGAATATGGAAAACTGGGAAAGTAAAAAACATAATGGTAGTAAGGGTGGGCGACCAATTAAAACCGAAACAATAACCGAATCGAAAGCTAATCGTAACCTAACTAATAAGCTAATCGAAACCATAAGAGAAGAGAAGATAATAGAAGATAAAAATATAAAATACAGTTTTTATCAGTCTTTGACTGAATATGGATTTAAAGAGAATTTAATAAAAGAGTGGATTCAAGTAAGAAAAAACAAAAAGGCTACCAATACAAAAACTGCATTCGATTTATTTATAAAACAAGTCGAACTTACAAAAGTAGATAAAAATAAAGTATTAGAAATTTGTATTGAAAAGTCTTGGTCAGGATTTAAGGCTGAATGGATTAAAGAAGAAATAAAAATAGACAAAAGTAAACTTGCTCCAGACTATGAATCATTTAGAAACGGATAAAATGATAACAATTTTTGACAAATTTAGCAATACAACAAAACCAAAATATGTAGAAATTGGTTATGTTTTGAATGCCATAAAGGAATGTAAAATTCAAGGCAAGATTGATGAAATACGTTCATGTAATAATGAGAAAAAAAAGAAAGAATTAAAAAATCTTTTACCTTGTGTTTTATTTTCAGGGGTTTTCACAGAAAGAAAAGATAAATCCATTCAATCACATAGTTCATTTGTTGCACTAGATTGGGATAAAGTAACGGATCTAAATAAAAAAAAGGAAGAAATATGCTCACATCCATTTATTTATTCTTGTTTTATTTCTCCTTCTGGAAATGGTCTAAAAGCAATTGCTGTTATACCCCCTATAATTGAAAAACATAGAGGTTATTACAAGGGATTAGTAAAGTATTTCCCTGAATTAGATGCTACATCTATAAATGAATCACGTATTTGCTTTATGAGCAGCGATAAAGATATTTACATAAATAAACAAGCTATTGAATTTACCGATTACGTAGAGGTGCTTGATGCTAAAGTAAATAATAAAGTAACTATAAAAGCGCAAACAAATAACTATTCAAAAGCAGATATAGCTTTAAAAATTATAAGAGATTCAATTGATGGAGAGAAACACGCCAACTTATTAAAGGCATCTAAATTAATGGGTGGATTTATTGCAGGTGGATTTATTGATGAAATAGAAGCTATTAGACTACTTGAAAATGAAATATCAAACAAAGGTATTGATAGTATTGAAGCAGCTAAAGTAACTATTAAAGATGGATTGAAATATGGTAAAGAAAGCCCAATAGTTGAAGATATAAAACAAGATTATGTATCAAAAACTCAAAGTAAAATATCTGTAACTGATAATGATTATAGCTTTACATCGGATGAATTAGAAGTAAATGATTATTTAACAAGGTGGCGCACTGGAACATTTGAGAAAGGATTAACAACAGGGCTACCATCATTAGATAAATATTTTGTATTTAAGAAAGGCAATTACAATGTAGTTAACGGTTTTGATAACGTAGGTAAAAGCACAGCATTATGGTATTTAACTTTATTATCAGCAATGTATCATAAGTGGAAATGGATAATATTAAGTTCTGAAAATAGAAATGGAGCAGTAGTAAAAAAACTTGTTGAATTTTATTGGGGTGTTCAAATAGATAAGCTAACAGACTTTCAATATAGAGAAGGTATTAAATTTATAAACAAACACTTTACGATAATTAAGAATGAAACTCTTTACAATTACAAAGATGTTTTAAATATGGCAGAAAAGTTAAGTTTAAAGGATAAATATGATGGAATATTAATTGACCCTTACAACTCATTAAAAATTGATTTATCTAACAACTCAAAGTTAAGCACTCATGAATATCATTATGAGGCAGCAAGTGAAATGCAAATGTTCGCTAAACAAAAAAATATGTGTGTATATCTTAATTGCCACGTTATTACAGGTGCAATGAGATTACAAAAAGGAGAAACAAAACTAAATGCACCTGGAAAGGGAGATACCGAAGGTGGTGGCAAATTTTCAAATAAGGCAGACGATTTTATGACATTCCATAGAGATGTTCAAGATATTGAAAATTATACTAAAATGCAGATACACGTTAGGAAAATAAAAGAAGTTGAAACAGGTGGAGGTTACACACCACATGGCGACCCTTATATTTTAGAGATGCAAAAAGGTATGTGTTCTTATGCTGATGAATATGGTTTTAATCCAATACAAGAATATTGGAATAAACAAGGTAAACAAATATCAGTAATAACAGAAAACACCGACTTCTTAAACGAGAAAAAAGTTTACAACGATAATTTAATGGGTGATGAGCAAACTATATACCTATAAATCAACACCTTAAAAATAAAATATAATATATTTATAAACATTATTAGGAAATGTTATTTTAATTAACATATATTTGAAGCGAAATTTATAAACTAATAAAAATAAAAAAACACTATGCCAATAAATGCAAATTACGGAGAGCCAAATGCAC